TGAAGTCATTACTTGAATTTGACGATGAATACGATGAATGTATGACTGCAATATTCTACAAAAGCGGATTAAAGCAAGACAATCCTAAAGGTGCTAACAAAAAATCTGTCTGGAAAATCAACACCAAGCCTTACAAAGAAGCCCATTTCGCCGTATTTCCACCCAAATTACCTGAATTATGTATCAAGGCTGGTAGTAGTGAGGGTGATATTGTTTTAGACCCATTCTTTGGCAGTGGTACAACAGGATGGGTAGCTCAAAGACTTGGGCGTAAATGGATAGGGATAGAATTGAACGAAGAATATATCAAGATAGCTGAAAAGAGATTTAAGCAGCAGGAGTTGTTCATTGGTTAATCGCAAAGCTAAAGGAGATTAAAATGGAATTTACGTGCATAGAGTGCGAAACTCTTTATGATGATACAGATGGAGATACAGACGAAAGAATGTGTAATAAATGCCTTGATAGAATATTTGATGAAGACCTTGAGAGGCAAGCAAAAAAGCAAGTCAAATCCTTTATGAATAAGATAGATAAGTTTATAAAATATTTTGCCTAATAGAAAAGCTAAAGACCGTAAACGCAAAAAACGCAAACTGAACGAATGGTTAAAACGCAACGGCAGAACGGCAAATCAAGTAAAACGAAAAAGGAAAATGGAAGTGGGGCAATTATGAAGCATCGTAATAGCGTAACCTATCGATGGGATTTAGAATGTTCTCTCGATAAACCAGTACACGATAATGCGGTTAGACGTTGGTTAGAACTTAATATACACGCAAATAATTTTAGTTTGGAAGAACATGATTGCAGTAAAAACAAAGAAGTTATGCTGACAGAGTATTGTGACATAAAACAATTAAAGAAATTGTATATAATGTTGAAAGGAATATTCGACGAGGAAAATTATATATAAGAAATAATGAAAGTAGAACAAACAAAACTGTTTGAGTTTGAGAAGAACGATTGGGAAAAAGATTGGGCTGGTATGCCAGAATACAACAACAGGGAGCAAAGCCCGCCGTTGATAACCGCAGTTTTTAAATTTCGCACAGAAGAGGATTATTTAAACTTTAAAGACCTAATACAAGAACACATATACAACGGCGAGAAGGTGTTTGACGGTATGCAAAAGATAGAGGCAAAGTCTTCGTGGTATCCGCACAAAGAAAAAGCAAGCAAATATGAGTACACATAAACCAAGGTTTCCTGTATATATTATAAGCAAGGGCAGGTGGAATAGACGACCCACAAGCAATGTGTTTGAATCAATGGGCATTCCTTATTATATAGTAGTTGAAGAACAGGAATACGAAAAATATTCAAAGGTTATAAAAAACGGTAATGTTCTTATCCTGCCACAGAAATATCTTGATGAATATGATACTTTCTGGAAGAGAGCAGAAGACAATAAGTGCGGCCCCGGAGCCGCAAGAAATTTTTGTTGGAATCATAGTGTAGAAAACGGCGCTGAATATCATTGGGTGTTTGATGATAATATAGAAGCGATTGAGAGATTTAATAACAACATGAAGGTTGAATGCAAAACACCAACACCGCTATACGTTTGTGAGGAGTTTGTTTTAAGATATGAGAATGTTGTTCAGGCGGGAATGGGTTATTCTATATTTTGTCCTGCTGACGATTTTAGACCACCAGTAAGATTTAACACAAGAATTTATTCTAATCAGCTAATTAGAAACGACATTCCTTATAGATGGCGTGGCAGATACAACGAAGATACAGATTTAAGTTTAAGAATATTAAAAGATGGATTATGCACAGTAGAGTTTAATGCTTTTTTAATAAGTAAAAGAGGGACTCAAACAATGAGAGGTGGGAATACAGATGAATTTTATTCAAAAGAAGGAACTTTAAATAAATCCCAGATGCTTGTTGATATGCACCCTGATGTTACTCGGCTTGTAACCAGATGGAACAGAGACCATCATTGGGTTAATTATAGACCATTCAGAAAAAACATATTGAAAAAAAAGAAGGGCTTAACCATAAAACGGGGCGTTGATAATTTTGGAATGATTTTAAGAAAAAAGGAGAAAAACAATTAACAAGAAATACAGGGCGAGAGCTTTTTACCTCGGACGTAAAATGTTCTGGTACGGAACGAAAATAGGTTTGCTATTTGGTATCGTAATGGGTATAATTGTTATGTGGATATTTGATAAATAAAGGAGAAATACAATGGACTCACATTCATTCCCAACTGAAATTGCTGATGACTTGGGGCTACACGAAGCCCTTCTTCTTCAGCATTTTTTTTATTGGCACAAGCGAAATATGGGCAATAATAAAAACAAGATTGATGGGCATTATTGGACTTATAATTCCATAGAGGGATTTTCCTCTATCTTCACATATATAAGCACTTACAAGATTCGCAACACACTAAAAAAGCTGGAAAAAGACGGTTATATATTAACAGCCAATCACAATAAAAAGAAGTATGACAGAACGACTTGGTATGCGCTTACAGATAGGGCAATTTCACTTTTCGATGCCTCCATTTGTCGAAACCAACAAATGCATTTGTCGAAACCAACAGATGCATTTATCGAAACCAACAAACCTATACCAGATAGTAATACAGATAGTAATACAAATAATACTATATCGTTCGATAAATTTTGGAATTTATATGATAAAAAGATTAATCGTGTTAAATGCAAAAAGAAATGGAACAGTCTGAAAGAAATAAATAAAGAGGAGGCGATGAAACATCTTCCGATGTATGCTTCGTCTACTCCAGACAAACGGTTCAGAAAAAATCCGCTTACTTATTTGAACAACAGCGGATGGGAAGACGAGGTTTTAAAAACGACAGAGCAATTAATCGACGAAGAAATCGCAACAAAAAATGAATCATCACAAAATGTTCTTGTTTGCCCGAACCACGCTTTTCACTACGAGAAGGTAAAAAAGGGAACTATTAAATTTTGTTTATTATGCAGAACCAAGATGGAAACGCAATCAGAAATTGATTATATGAAAACAATTGGGATGATTAATTAAATTCTTTTAAAGTATAAAGAAAGAGCAAATCAAATTATTTCCTTTGACGGAATGCAGAGGAGACGTGGAATAATCCCAACAGACATTGACGGGTTCATTGACTATGGGGGTAAGGTCTTTGTTTATTTTGAGGCAAAACTGATTGGAGCGCCGGTTCGGCGAGGTCAAAGACTGGCGTTGGAAAACGTGGTGAAATCCCACGACACGGCTGGCAACAGGTCTTCTGCTATTATATTCAGACACGACACAACCCCCAGCGAGATTGTTGTAGCCAGTACACAGTTCGTTGACGAGTCTTATTTTAAGCTCAATGACGAATACCGCTGGAGAGTCCCCATTGTTGAACAATATACAGTTGTTCAGTTTTTAGAATGGTGGGAGACTTACTGTGAAAAGCTCGGTTATATCTTATAATGCCGAAGAAAAAAATAAAGAGAATGTCAATCGTAAGGAAACTGGACAAGATTGTCAGTCTTATAATCAGAGCAAGGGACAAACGATGTGTCGTTTGTGGCAATAAAGAATATCTTCAGAACGGACACCTGTTTCCGAGGAAAAGCTATTCAACGAGGTGGGACGTTACCCCAAACGGCAATTGTCATACTCAGTGTCGTGGTTGTAATTTATCGCATAACAGAGACTTTTATCCGTATTCTAATTGGTACGTCAGGAAATTCGGTCAGAAGTCCTATGACAAACTCCATGTGAGATACAAAACCAAGAAAAGGTTCACAGATAAACAACTGGAGGCTTTATATGATAAATTCAAAGAAGTGCGCAAAGGAAGACGGCAATGATTATATTTAATGACGACGGATATATTATCTCCTGTTCATCCTGCGGGAGCGGAAATCTCATTCGTAAAAGCAAAAACGCAAAGGGCAATCAAAGGTGGCTCTGTAAAGACTGTAACTATAGAACCGCATACCCCATAATAGCAGAGCCGGAATTAATAAAAGAAAACGTCAGGGTTGCCAAGCAAAAACAGGCTTATCAAGACAGGAACAGGATTGAAAGAAAGTCATTTCGAGAATATGCAAGAATAGAAAATGCAATAACAGAAATGAACAGCCACATCTATGAGGTTCTTCGTTCTTATAAACTGCATACAAAAATCAAGAAACATAGAAAGAAAAAACAGAAAGCCGCTGGCGTGATTCACCTATCAGATTTACACTTCAACGAGCTTGTTGACCTGCCCAATAACAAATATAACTTTGAAATAGCCTCAAAGCGCTTAAAAAGGCACATAGAAGGCTCTAAATCGTACTTTTCGACCAAAGGGATAGGCAAGGTGCTTTTAGCGTTCACGGGCGATTTAATCAATTCAGACCGCAGGTTAGATGAAATGCTGAATCGTGCTAGCAACAGGGCTTCGGCTGTGTTTCTTGCGGTTGATATTATTCAACAGGCAATTATAGAGCTTTCAGAAGATTACGAGATTGCGGTTGCCTGTGTGTCTGGAAACGAGGCAAGGGTTCATAAGGAGAGCGGATGGTCAGACATACTGGCTACTGATAATTATGATTTTACAATCTTCAATATGCTTCGTGCTCTATTCATGGACAGCCCTATAGAGTTTATATCTGGCGACCCGACGGAGCTTGTGATAGGTGTTGCAGGTCAGAACCTGTTGATGCTACACGGACACGGGGCGATTGGGGCAAGACACGAATCCTCGGTCAATCAGATTATGGGCAGATATGCAAACCACGGCGTTTCAATAGACTATGTTATAAGCGGACATATTCATAGTGCGAGAGTTGGGGATATTTATTCAAGAAGTTCATCAATGGTGGGGGCTAACGATTATTCCGAAAAAGCATTAAATATGTCTGGAAGAGCATCGCAAAACTGTTATATCTTTTATAGCAACGGCAATAGGGACGGTATAAAAATAGATTTACAAAACGTAGACGACACAGAAGGATACGATATAGAAAAAAGCATCGAGGCTTACAATCCAAAATCAGGCGAAAAGCTAAGACCAAGGACAACAATCTTTGAGGTTAAGATATAATTGGAAAATAAGAGTGAATCAAAAATCTTGCTGATTTTAAATAAAGACGAATATATAATTATTATGAACGCCTTGAGAAACAGAAACACATTACAGGCTGGAAAAATATTGAAAGATATTTCAAAACTTAAAAAAAGAGAGGTAAATTTAAACCGACCGTAACTCGGTTAAGATTAAAATTGGGTGAGGTAGTTTTCATCCTCCATGTCGGTTTCTCCGACATTGCCCTCCTTTCTACCTCGCCCATCATTAAGGAGTAAACATGGAAACGTATAAACACAAGAAAAACAGCGGTTCAGCCTTCCTGAACGACAAGGAAGGAAACGAAAAAAGACCAGACTACAAAGGCTCTGCCGACATTGATGGCGAAGATTATTATGTTGCCCTATGGCACAGGGAAAGTGGCTCTGGTAAAGAATACTATTATATTTCTCTCGAAAAGAAAAGCGAAGCCGCTTTCTGATGATAAAAAAGGAGGCTGTAGACTGTTATTTGCAGATGAAGAGCGTGCTCGAGTTCTATGCAGATAGAGACAATTACAAGGTGAAAGCAGAGGAAGATATGTCAATTATGAGATTTGATGAAGGCGAAAAAGCAAGACTGGCTCTCAAAGCGTGCGAAACGATATCGAAAAGAATTTTACTGCCAGAACCCAAACTACAGCAATAGCATATCTTGGGCAATAAAAGCATTATATAGCGTTCACCAGAACGCCACAGACCCTTATATGTTCGACGACGAGAGCGCAGACAACGATATTAAGTATTGCCCTGTGTGTGATTATTGCTGGGAAAAGCCGAGGTCAGGAAAGTCACGCAGGACTCTTATTACATATAAAAACTTCCCAAGATTAGGAAAAGAAAAAATGAGATGTCCGCACTGTCGTGGCGAATTGAATTTAGATTATCTTTGCAGGCTTTAAAATTCTTCACGAAACGAAAGTGAAGTGTCCCATGTCTGATATGCAATTTGACTAAATTCTGGTTCATTGTCTAATCTACACCATAAAAACGAATCATCTGCTGAAGCTGTAGCGTTATCATATTGCAACAAAAAGGGGAAATGACCTCCGCCAGTTTTTACGATTAAGTTGTTCAGCATATTGTTAGATTGGAAGACTTGAGCCGTATCATAACGGAGGTCTGGAAAAACATCTGTATCCGCAAGATATGAAAAAGACATATCCATATTTGTTCTCCCATAACCATACCCAACCGCTGACGTACTTGTTGAGTTCTTATACGGAGGTCTTACGTTCCAATGACCTCCTCTTAAATAACTTGCATTGGAATAAGTCTGCCCCCCGAATGATTGTAATTTCTTTACACCGTCAAACTCAAAGGTTTTTGAAATGTTTAAATCGGGGCTATTCGGGAAGTCCCAATATTCACCTACGATAATTGCTGAAATACCCAGATTCGCATCATAATTAGAATCATCAGCAGGGTCAAAATATATTCTCATATATCTATTATCTGTCGCCTGTGAGAAGGTTGCAAGACTCCATCCGTTATACGCAGGACTACAATAGTTGCCACTACCAGCGTCGCAACCGCCACCACAATTAACCACTTCTACCATCGCTGGAGATTGGGCTGATGCAAAACCTGAATGGTCATCCGTCTGTATCCTGAACTCAGCATCCGCTTCATCCATGTTATGCCCTAAAATGGCAATGAAGTTATTATCTACATTTGCATCGGTGCTGTAGTTTGTATCTATTTCGATATAAAAATTCGCCGTATCAACTCCCGTGCTTATGGTCTGTGTATTTGTAGGGCGAAGGTCAAATATCTCAATTAAAGATGAACCAGCTACCATTGTTTCACCTGAAAGAGTTATATCTGATGTCGCCATTTTCCCTGCTGAAAGAAGAAAATTTATATTGTCCACGTAAATCCGTGGTGTGAGTGTTCTTTGATATGTCATTAACTTACCTTAATTGCCTTCACCGAGCATCCACTCGGCTTTTTTGATATACTTGTTATTAAATAATAATCTGTCCCCATTGCAGCACCGTAAATCTTGATGTTTGAATCCCAATTAGAGAATAAAATAATATCTCCAATCTCTAAATCGTTATAATAAGGTCGAAGACACTCAAAGTCTAAAATTACTTTACGGTCTTTGAAAATTGTCTTATAAGCATCTGCTAATTGAGTAGCTGTTGTGGAGTCTAAAATGTCTGCATCTAACTCTAACTTTAAGGATTGACTTACACCGTTCACCGTTGTCCCCTGTGAAGTAGCATCAGTAGTGTTCACATTAGAAACAAACTGGTCTTGCCCATAGTCTTTATTGTAATTTATTGTGATGTCGTTTCTCACCGCACCAAGAGATGTTCTCGAAATACTTTTTAAATTAATATCATTAAAGTTTATAGTTTTATCAGCGCCTGCATAATCCCCTGCTCTTCGCAATGTTCGTATTTTGAATTTTCCATCGCCACCCACAAACACCCAGCTTAAAATTTGTTTACAGATTCTACTTATAAAATCTTTTGAATTGATAAATTTATATTGTGAAAAGGCAAATTTAACATCCCCCACAGCATCATTAAAAATGTCACCTAAATATCCATTTGTCGTATTGCCCGATGTGTCGAATGAAGCATAATCAATATTTGAAGATGTAACTGACAATTCTGTTCTTAAAGCATCTTCAATCATAAAAACAGGGTTCTCAATTAAGTCGGTTTCGTTATACCCTTGATTTCTTGAATCAGCATCTATAAAGGCAGGGTATTTTCGACCTTTTCCTGAACAATAAATATAATCAATTTCTGCTGGATAATTGGTTGTCTTGGTTCGTGTCCTAATTATTGTTTCATCTACGTATTCAATTTCCCAATCAAATTCGGAATAAACAGCCGTGCGAACTGTTTCTTCATATAGTTCCGGGACACTATGGGATTCAATATTTTCGATTGTAAATCCTATTTCCACACCGCTTTCATAGATTTGCAAGTCATTGTTATTTGCCTGTGAATATAAAGTGTGTTGAACCGTGCCCTCAAAATCCCATGAATCTGTTTTACCCGAATAGTTACCTGCTAATGGAGCTTGGAGTTCATTGTTTGTACTCAAACCGGAATAAATATTTACACTAGTTCCTATCTGTAGGCGATTAGTTGCAGAATACGACCCATTAACTGTTCCAAGTTTAATCGTCCCATTGATGCTTGAATATTCACCTAATTTATTTACTTGAGGTAATGCCATATCGTTTTGTGTAGAAGAAGGTGAAACAGCGCTACCATCTGCATCTAATGTGGCGTAAGAAGAAAACGAGCCATCAACCATGTTATCACGACTTGTTGTAGATGCCGAGCCTACGTTTGTCGTACTTGAACCAGAGGACGAATAAGGTACATATACGATAGCAGATGCACCACTGAATTTTATAGTCGAACCTGAATTTGAAACAGTACCTGTCAATGT